CGAAAACTCCCAACAGCTTGTGCTGCTGAGAGATTAGTAGGATACGTCCTACCCAGTGTCAAGCGGGTGTTTTGTCTATCCTACCTTGTCGAGCATTTCTCTCGATCGGCGGGGCATGATGAACAATACCCGCGTGGCCCATTCGACCTCGACATTTTCGATGTCCGGCGCGTTGAGTGATCGCAGCGTGAAGCGATTCGGCTCCGATCCGCGAACCAGCTGCTTCACGTAGGTTTCGCCGGTCCTCAGGCGAACCGCGCAGTCATCGCCAATGTCGGCCTCGAGAATGCCATCATGCGTGCGCTGGATATAGATAATGTCGCCGTCTTGGTATTTCGGGAGCATCGAAGAGCCTTCGACGATCAGAGCGATGAGCTTTCCACTTACGCCTGGCGGACGAGGAACCGACTCGTCGAGCTCTATGTGATCTTCGTCCCGAAGTTCCAAGAACGCCACACTCCCACCCGCCCCGATCTTGCCGACAATGGGCACGCGGGGCAACGCAAGAAGATCGCCGAGCTCAACCTCCAGAGCGGTCGCAAGTTTCCGCAAAGTGCTTAACTGCACGTCGCTGTTCTTGGTCATCAACTCCTTAACCAGCGTCTTGCTGGTGCTAATCCGCTGCGAAAGCGTGGTCGGCTTCACGCCCTTTTTGCTCATGATTCGCTGCAGATTTTTGCGGATCGTCACGATGTCGGCTGTATCCGGCATGATGCGGATTATCGCCGTCGCCGGCGGCGCGATGAAGCGGGGATAAAGCCTACTTGACGGTTGGATACGTCCTACCTTATTGGTAGGCCCATGCTCCTCGAAGACATCAAGGCGTTCTGCACGACTCACGGGCTCTCCATCTGGAAGTTCGGCGAGTTGGCGATGAACGACAAGTCGTTCGTCAAAAACTTGGATGATGGGCGCCGCATCTGGCCGGACACAGAAGCCAAGGTCCGACGCTTCATGGCGACATATCGACCGGACACCGCACAGGACGCGGCAGCATGAGGAATGCGCCGATCCGCCAAGTCTATTTCTTGCGTCGATCCGATGATTGCGGGCCAATCAAAATTGGCTGCTCGGCGTGGCCGGAAGAGCGGCGACGACAGGTGAGCTACGACATGAAGCTCAACTTGAAACTCCTTGCGTTCGCGCCAGGCGGATTTGAAATCGAGGCCGGACTCCATCGGCGCTTCTACGCACACAGAGTTGAGCCAGAGGTAACGTGGAATCGGGATTATCCGCTTCCGGGCGCAAAGGAATGGTTTGCGGCCGTTCCAGAGCTTCTGACACTTGTTGCTGAAATAGCCCGCACAGGCTCCGTTCCACTTGCGGGCGCGCCACTGAGGAACGCCGAAATTGTCACGCGTCGGCTTGGTGGCGAGACCCTGCAAGCGATCGCACGCGACTTTGGCCTCACACGCGAGCGCGTTCGCCAGATCGTGTCTGAGCACTTCACCGGCCAACGCCGGAGTCTCGCAGCATGACAACCGCGGCGCATGGCCCCCACGTGCCGACGGTGAGCTGGCGCAGTCGTTGCCCAATAGCTGCGCCAGCTCTGCCCTTCGCTTTAGTCCCCGAGCGGTAAAAATGCACGGGGGAGAACTCTTCGCAGAATCCGCCGCCGTGATCGGCCTTGTCGTGGCTGGCGGGTGGGTCGTGTGGATCATGCGCCAGGCGCGCGACAACGCGGTGAGAGACGGGAGTTGGCACACGCCTTGGGGCGATGTTTCCGAGATTCCCCCTGAAATGCGGCCAGGCCGAAATGTTTTCGGGAGGGGGGACAGTCGCGAATCCAACGACCTGGCCGGTAACGCAATCAATCACGAGCGGACACCTAATCAGCGTCCCCTCGGCGGCGGCTTGTAATGAACGCGGATTTAACAAGCGAGCCGCAGGTGTGCGGTGTGCTCGCCAAGCGACACGCGACCGTTCTCGCTGATCTTGGGGCCGCTCTGCTCATCATCAAAACGCAGCGCGGCCTCACGCTCGTCGAGATGGGCGAGGACATTCGCAAGAGCGACGACACGATTGCCCGCTACATCGCCGGCGAGAAGGAAATGGGCGTCGTCACATGGCTGCGCGCCTGTGAGGCATACCCAGAACTTCCGGCACTCATGGCCGAAAGCGCCGCCGATCGCGCGGCAAGAGCGAAGCAGCGGACGCTCGATCTGGAACTGACACGCCAACGGAGCGCCGCATGAACCACCCTCTCACCATCGGAGGCTTGCTGCTCGGCATCGGAGTCATCTCTGGCCTGCTCATGGCTGCTTTCGGAGCGCTCTTGACCTTCGCCGCTGGCATGTCCGATGCTGGCGACGACAGCACTGGAGCAACCGGATGCGCGCTCTTCGTCGCTGGCGCGGCGTGCACCATCGGCTGTCTGATCGGACTGTTCGCATGACCCGCCGCAGAGCCGCCGCGCTGAAGCATCGCGCGGGGAAGAGCTAGGCCAATGGAAGCGGGGAGTGCTCTTGCTGTGGACCTGTGCTGCGGGCTCGGAGGCTGGACTGAGGGCCTGCTTGCCGAGGGCTGGCAAGTGCGCGGCTACGACATCGAAAAGCATGAATATGGGGACGAGCGTTATCCCGCCGAGTTGGTCATTCGCAACGTGCTCGAAATGCATGGTTCGGAGATTGCCGACGCGGACCTGATCGTCGCGTCGCCACCGTGCACTGAATATTCGTACATGGCGATGCCGTGGAAGCGCGCGAAGCAGATTGCGCGGGCGTTGCGCGGCGAGGACGAGTTCCCCGAACCTTATCGCGGATCGCGCACGATTGCCGAGCTGAACGCGATCTTCGACGCGTGCTTTCGGCTTCAGCGCGAGGCGAGCGAGGCTGCTGGTCGGCGCATTCCGATGATCGTCGAGAATGTGCGCGGGGCCGAACAATGGGTTGGGGCTGCGACGTGGAAATTCGGCCCGTTCTATCTGTGGGGCGACGTGCCGGCGCTGATGCCCGCTGCTTTTCGAGAGAGCAAAGGCGTCGGGATCGGAAGCGTTTCGTGGGGACAGGGCAAGGGCAAGCGCCACCCGAATGATCCGCGTAACTTTTGGAGCAGTTCGCCCGCACGCAGGGCGGCGTCGGCGAAAGTGGCGAAAATCCCGTTCGCGCTCAGCTCGCACATCGCGCGTGTCTATCGGCCCGTGAGCGCGGCCGCATGACGCCGCCTCAGTCCGAAATCCAGATCGTCACGCTGTTCCGCAGCCGCTGCCGCATTCTCTGCCCCGCGGTCGCGATCGTAGCTGTGCCCAACGCCGCCAAGCGCACGCAATGGGCGGCGCAGCGGGCAAAGCGCGAGGGAATGGCGACGGGCGCGCCAGACATCATCTGCATCTGGCCGGGCAAAGGCATCGCGTGGATCGAGTTCAAAACCGAGAGCGGCAAGGTCTCGGAGAGCCAGGCCGAGTTCCTCGATCGCCTCGAGCGCTACGAGCATCCGGCAACCGTCGCGCGCTCTGCCGATGAAGCGCTTTCGTTCCTCGAAAGCTGTGGCGCCCCATTCATCGGAAGGATCGCAGCCTAATGCTCCCCTCAGACACCCGCTACCGCCAGCGCTGGTACACCGGCTCGCCGAGCGGCATCCGCAAGCAGGACTCGCGGCTCGCCATTCCCGATGACGTCGTGCTCGTCGAGGAAAGCTCGCCGTGCTTCAAATGTGGTGCCGCGCGGGCGTGCGAGCATCGTCCGTGGATGCTTGGGAGATGACGCGCTACGAAACCGAGCCGGGCGTGTTCCGCGACGATCTGTTCGGCGAGCTGCCGAAGCGCCACTTCAAGGCGATTTATGCCGACCCGCCGTGGCATTTCGAGGTTTGGAAAGAGGGCAGCAATAGGAACGTAACGGCCAAGTATTCCACGATGGACGCAGCCGCGATTGCCGCGCTTCCCGTCGCGGACTTGGCGGCTGACGATTGCGTGCTGTTTATCTGGATCGTTTGGCCGCGCCTCAAGGAGTCGCTCGACATAATCGACGCTTGGGGATTCGCCTACAAGACGTGCGCGTTCTCATGGATGAAGGCTGACGACCGTCAATCCGATATGTTCAGCGATAGCGTTCCGGTGCAGCTCGGCATGGGCTACTGGACACGCGCGAATAGCGAAGTCTGCTTGCTCGCGACTAAGGGCAAACCGACACGCCTAGACTGCGGAGTTCGCCAAGGAATCATCGAGCCGCGCCGCCAGCATAGCCGCAAGCCTGACTGCGTTCCTGCTCGCATAGAGCGCTTGGTGGAAGGCCCATACCTAGAGCTCTTTAGCCGAACGACCCGCGAGGGATGGACCTGTTGGGGCAACCAAACCGACAAGTTTGCGAGCGCCGCCGCATGACCGCGCGCCCCTCCCGCATCTCCGGCAAGTGCGCGAAGCAGGCGCTGGTCTCGCTGCTGTACGGCTGCACTCCAGAACGCCTCGCGAGCTTCACCGCGCAAGGGCTGGCCGCGTCGTACCGCGTGCCGATCGCTGAAGCAGAGCGAATGCTGGCGAAGGCGAGACAGGGGCGGATGATCTAATGGTCGCGCTTGCCAGACAGACGGAAAGCCCCATCGAGGAAATTCTCGTCGATGCGATCCGCGATGAGATCGGTCGCATAGCGATGACGGCCAAACTCACGACGCAGGCGGCGATGGGCCCTTATCGCATCGACATTCTGGTGCAGGCCAATGGCAAGTCGCTCGTCGTCGAGTGTGACGGCGCTGCCTACCACGCTGCGTCCAAGGAACAGGTCGAGCGCGACAAGCGGCGAGACCGCTATTTCGCAGCTCGCGACATCTCGGTCATGCGATTCACTGGATCCGAGATCAATCGGAGCGCGCGAGCCTGCGCCGCCGAAGTGGGAGGGTGGATCGAGGCCGGAGCGTCCGCCCTCAAGGCTTCGATCATGGCGGAATATGAGCAGGGCAAGATCACCCGGCTGAAGGCGTGCCGGCTCATTCGTCGGCTCGGCTTGGTGTCCGCATGAGCGCGCACGAGGCCATCGTCGAGTTCATCGGCGCCATGGAGATGGAGGGTGTGAAGCCTGTTGAGCCAATCGCGCAGCGCCTTGGATACGGCGAGTTGATCCGATTTCGTTGCGAGGGCGACAAGCCCGGGCGCCTCAACGGTTGGGCAATACTCTATCTCGACGAGCGCCCAGCTGGCGCCTTCGGTAATTACCGCGTCGGCTTGTCTCGCAAATGGAAGAGCGGCGACGACCATCGACTATCCGATGAGGAAAAGCGCCGTCTCCGCAAGGAATGGGCTGAGGCCAAGCAACGACGTCACGAGGAGCGGGAGCGCTGCGAAAGCGAAGCTGCGGTCGAAGCTCTGGAGATGTGGAATCGCGCCGGGCCTGCTTCCGAGCTTCATCCATATGCGCTGAAGAAGAGGCTCGATGTCCGCCCGCTTCGGCAGCTCGATACGAAGCTGGTCGTCCCCATGGTCGATGGTTCGGGCAAGCTTTGGAACCTGCAGCGCATTGATCCCGATGGAGCCAAGCGTTTCATGCGCGGCGGTCGAACGGACGGTCTTTTCACTGTCATCGGCTCATTCTCTCGTCGCGGCGAAACGGTCTGCATCGGCGAAGGGTATGCGACAATGGCCGCAGTGAATCGTGCCAGCGGCTATCCCTGCATTGTCGCCTTCTCTGCTAAGAATATGGCGGCCGTGGCCCGGCTTTGGAACGCGGCGAGGCCTGACCTCAATTTCATCGTCTGCGCGGACGACGACTCCCATCTCGAAACGAACGTCGGCCTCAAAGCTGCGGAAGCCGTCGCCGAAGAGATCGGGGCGAAGGTCGCCGTGCCTGTGGGGAGGGCGGCTTGAGCGTGGCGCGGGACTTCGAAGACATCGAGCGCGACTACGGGGCCGAGGCCGTGCGCGAAGCTCTGAGCGCAGCGCGATTTCCCGGTCCTGACTTCGCGCCGGTCGGCGACGATGAAGAAAAACAGTCGTTCAAAGCGACTCCATTCATCTGGCGGGATCCCGCAACAATCCCGCGACGCCAATTCCTCTATGGGTTCGAACTCCGTCGAAAGCAGATCAGCGCCACCATCGCTCCAGGTGCGGCCGGCAAGACTACGCTGAAGGTCGGTCGCGCAATCTGCATGGCGACGGGCCGAGACTTGCTCGGTCATCGTGTGTGGAACGGCCCGCATCGCGTTTGGCTCTGGAACCTCGAGGACGAGCATGAAGAGTGCGAAAAGACCGTTCACGCCTTCCTCAAGCTCTGGAACATCGACCCTGCCGACCTTAGTGATCGGCTCTACATCAACGGCGCCGACAGTATCGGCTCTGCCGGCCTCAAATTAGCCGTTGAGGATAATTTTGGCGGATTCAGGCTGCAGCGTCCGGTTAGCGAGGCGCTGATCGAGGAATTGAAGCGACTCAACATCGACTATCTCGACGTTGACCCGTTCGTCTCGAGTCACGCGATCGACGAGAACAGCAACCAGGCGGTCGATGCCGTGTCGAAGGAATGGCTGCGCATCGCTCACGAAACGGATTGCGCCGTGGGGCTGGCGCATCATTTGCGAAAGACGCAGGCTGCCGAGTTCACGGCCCAGGATGCGCGCGGCGCCGGTGCGATGATAAACGCCGCCAGATCGTGCCTCGTGCTGCAGCGCATGAGCAAGGAGATTGCCGAGGAGTTCGGAATCGAGGCGTGCGACCGCAAGCGCTATTTCAGCGTGTACGACGACAAGAACAACAAGGCTCCGCCGGCGCTGCAGGCCGAGTGGTACGAGTTCGTCGGCGTCGGGCTCGGCAATGCCGACGTTGGCTCCGACGGGCCCGAGGACAATATCGGAGCTGTCCAGCGGTGGACTCCGCCCAATGCTTTCGGCGGCATTACTACTCGGCAGCTCTACAACATTCAGCGTCTCATCGACGAAAACCCGATGAAGGCGCGCAAGCATTCCAAGTCGCGGGAATGGGTCGGCAAGATCGTCGCTCATGTCCTCGATAGGAATCTCGACGACCAAGGTGAAGCACGGCGCATCGAGGTGATGCTTCGCACCTGGTTGAGCACTGGCGCGCTCAGAACAGTCGAGAAGCAGGACGAACGGCGGGAGGTCCGCGAGTTCGTCGAGGTTGGCAGATGGGCGGAGACAGATCAATGATCGGCTCGTTTCCAACGCTGCCGCAGTCGTGTGCGTTCAACGCTGCGGCACTGCGGCAAAATGGCGCAAAACCGGTAAAAACTCACTGCGGCAGGTGCGGCAAGCTTCGTCCGCGTCAGCGGTCTATGAAAATCCCGGAAAACAGCCATTGGCACAGGGGTTGCAATCGTGCGCGGGCGATGCGCGCGTTCGCGCCACCTACGCCCCTTCGGGGCTACGGTGGCTGCGAATGTGCGTCTGCCCGGGCGAGGTGAGATGACGGGCATTGAACTTCCGTGGCCGCCTCGCGAGTTGCGGCCGAATGCAAATTGCGGCGTGGTAGTCAGAGGCCGGGCGAGAAAGGCATATCGCCTCGCTTGCCGCGAGGCGTGCTTTGAGTGTTTCGACCTTACGGGCGCTGAGGCTGTAGCTTTGGAGATCGACTTCCACCCGCCGGAGGACAAGGCCAAGCGCGACCTCGACAACCTATTGGCCTCCTTCAAAGCCGGCATCGACGGATTCTGCGACGCCCATAAGATCGACGACTACTCGATCTCCTCGATCACGCTTCGAAGGTGCCAGCGTGTTTGCGGAGGAATCGTCGTGGTGAGGGCCTTCGCTTTCGCGAGGCCCACGCACCGCCCCTCAAGCACCGCAGCTGACTGGCGCACGAGTGGGGCGGAGTGATGCGGGGAGGGTATGAGGTGGAACGCGGAAGGCCAAAGCTCGCCATGACCAAGCTCAGACTCCAGGTGCTGAGCGAATATGCTGAGCTCGCGGCCAAGGGCGAGCGGATTCGACTGGCGGAGTTGGCGAGACGCTGCCGGCTCTACAGCTATCGCGATGCGCGCCGAGTGCTGAATGATCTTCGCTCGATGGGTGTGGTTTGATGCCCCGGCGTTCATCGGGCGGGGGAGGCCAATTACTGGCCGGGGCATAGCACCGCAGGGGTGTCTTGAGCGGCACGGTCTCAACCATCCGGGAAAAGTTTGGTTCCCGATTTTTTACGCCGTTACGGAAAAGCCGCGAACCGCATATCTGAAGCGTCGAGACACACCGGGCGGGGGTCCGACAGACAATGGCCAAAGCGGTCGCAAACAAAGTTGAAAAAACAGCGCCCAAGCAGCGCGCGGAAGTCCTGCGAGAATATGCGTTCAAGCCCGGGCAATCCGGCAATCCAGCGGGGCGCCCAAAAGGCGCGCGTCATAAGCTAGGCTCTCAATTCCTCCAGGATCTGCTCTCCGATTTCACGAAACACGGAAAGCAAGCGATCATCGATATGCGGACCAAGGATGTCGTTGCTTACTGCAAGACTGTCGCATCCATTCTTCCGAAAGAGATCGATGCCGGCGATGCGACGCTCAGCGTCCTTTCCGAAATCATGGCGCGAATTGATGGCCGCACTCGCTCAATCGTCCAGCAGCCCGCGCCTATCGACACGGCATGGCAGCAGAGCATCCAGTGACCGCGCTCGCGCAGCAGATCGAGGAGAGGTTCTCCGACCGAACATGGCGGCTTAACAACCTCTATACGATCAAGGACAAGGCCGGCAACGCAGTCCCATTCCGGTTGAATGCAAATCAGGAACAATTGCTTAGCGAACTATGGACGCTGAACATCATCCTGAAGGCCCGCCAAATGGGCTTTACGACGCTTATCCAAATTCTGATGCTGGATGCGTGTCTGTTCAACTCAAACACCTCTGCCGGTATCGTGGCGCACAACCGCGAGGACGCGGAGGCGTTCTTCGACGACAAGATCAAGTTCGCCTATGACCGGCTCGATCCCGAAATCCAGAAAGCGGTTCCAGCCACCCAGGACAGCGCGAAAAGCCTGACGTTCGCCAATGGGTCGAGAATCCGCGTCGGCACGTCGCTGAGGTCCGGCACGTTTCAATATCTCCATGTCTCCGAGTTCGGCAAAACATGCGCTCAGTTCCCTGCGAAGGCGAAGGAGATCGTCACCGGTGCCTTCAATGCAGTTGAGGCGGGTCAGTTCATCGCGGTCGAATCCACTGCCGAGGGGCAGGAGGGTTATTTCTACGACATGGTGATGGAGGCGAAGAAAGCCGCCGAGCTCCAGCGCCACCTTACCCCGCTTGATTTCAAACTACATTTTTTCCCGTGGTGGCGTGATCCTACCTATTCACTGGGCATAGAGGACGCCGCAAAGGTCGTTCTCACCTCAGAGCACGAGCGTTATTTCGATCAACTGTTCGACAAGTACGGGATCAGGCTGACCGAGGGTCAGGAAGCTTGGTACGTCAAGAAGCTCGCCACCCAGCGCGATGAGATGAAGCGGGAATATCCGGCCACCGTCGAAGAGGCTTTCGAGGCATCGATCGAAGGCGCCTATCTTGCCGAGCAGATGGCGCGAGTCCGGCGTGATGGCAGGATTTGCCGCGTTCCGATTGAGCGTGCGCCGGTCGACACGTTCTGGGATTTGGGCGTCAATGACGACATGGTAATCTGGTTCAGGCAGAAGATCGGCCCCGAGCACAGGTTCATCGATTACTATTCGAACTCCGGCGAGGGGCTGGAGCATTACGCCTCCGTCCTTCAGGAGCGAGGATATATCTACGGGCGGCACTATCTGCCCCATGACGGACAGCATCGTAGGCTTTCGTACAAGGCCAAGACCGTAGAGCAGATGCTCAACGAGATCGGCATCAAGCCGACTACGGTTGTTCCCCGCATTCCCTCGGAGAAGTCCGGCATCGAGGCCATGCGCGGCTATTTGGCCAAATGCTGGTTTGATGAATCGCGCTGCGCCGAAGGCGTTCGCTGCCTCGATAACTACCGCAAGGAATGGGACGATGATCGCGGCGTCTGGAAGGACCGCCCGCGCCACGATTGGGCGAGCCATGGATACAAGGCTCTTGAGACAGCAGCCGTGTCACTAGAGCGGTTTGAGGATGAGGATCTGCACGACGACACACAAGAGTCGGGCCGTTCAGAGATCGGGGGGTACTAATGGACGAGCGCGACCTTGAGGACGCGATGAACGAAATGGCGCGGCGGATCGTCGAGGGTGATGATTATGATCCGTACGACGCGTGGGACGGAGAGGACGAGTAGTGGCCTCGCAACCCCCCATTCCCGCGTCTGAGCCGCTCCAGTCTGCTGACGCCGAGCTCGCGGCTTCGCAAGCGCCTGAGAAAGCCAAGCTCGAAACGCTGACACTTGCCGAAATCCTGACCTGCAATGCCAACGTCGCCGACTTTCTTGCTGACACGAAGCTCAACGAGATCGGTCAGAAGGTCACGCGCGATGTCGAGATCGACGAAGAATCACGGAAAGACTGGCTCGATCGCTACAGGAAGTGGATGGCGATGGCCATGCAGGTGCGGGAAGCGAAGAACTTCCCGTGGCCCAAGGCATCCAACGTCAAGTTTCCGCTACTGACTACTGCCGCGATCCAGTTCCAGGCGCGCGCATATCCTGCAATCGTTGATGGGTCGAACCTCGTTAAAGGCCGCGTGCTCGGCCCTGATCCCGACGGATCGAAGCGTGACCGTGCCGACCGTATCGGCGCCCACATGACCTGGCAGCTGCTCTACAAGATGCCGGGATGGGAGGAAGAAACCGATCGGCTTCTGCTCATGCTGCCGATTGCCGGATGCGTGTTCCGCAAGACCTATTACGACAGCATCGGAAACACGAACTGCTCGGAGATGGTGTCCGGCGAGGACTTCATTATCAATTACTGGGCAAAATCCCTCGATTCAGCTCCGCGCTACACGCACAGGCTCCGCTTCTACCCGCATGAGGTCAAAGAGAAGATCGCTGCCGAACTGTGGCGGGACATTCATGTCGAAGCCGATGCCGAGCATGGTGACGACGCGGACGCGATTGTCGAGTTTTACGAACAGCATCGCTTCCTCGATCTCGACGGAGACGGATATCCGGAGCCCTATGTCGTAACCACGACCAAGGACGGACAGGTTGCGAGACTTGTGCCGTGCTTCACCCCACAGGATGTGAAAGTCGCGACTTCGGCGGGCATCATCGATCTCCCCGATGCCGGACAAACGCCGATCCTGCGCATCGTCTGCATCGAGCGGCGGAAGTATTTTACCAAATACGCTTTCATCCCGGCTCCGGACGGCTCGTTCTACGACATCGGCTTTGGTTGGCTGCTCGAGGACATTGCCGAGCCGATCAACGTGTCGATCAACCAGATGCTGGACGCCGGGACGCTTCAGAACGCCGGCGGCGGCTTCCTTGGATCGGGGATCAACATTCGCGGCGGATCGATGCCGTTCCGCATCGGCGAATGGAAGCGCGTCGAGATCACGAACAACTCTCCTTTATCGGATAATATCTTCCGTCTGGATCATCCCGGCCCCTCGCCCGTGCTGTTCCAGCTGCTTGGCCAGATGGTCGAAGCGTCGAAGGACATTACCGCCGTCCAGAACGTGATGACCGGCGAAGGGACTGCGAACCAGCCCGCCACGACCACGATGGCCCTGATAGAACAGGGCATGAAGGTCATGACGGCGATCTTCAAGCGCATTCACAGATCGTTCGGAGAAGAGCTCAGGAACCTGTTCGCGCTCAACCGCGACTATCTCGACGATGAGGAAAACTTTCTCATCAACGATGGCGAGCAGGCGCAGAAGGTCGCGCAGCAGGACTATACCGACACGGACCTCGATGTGGTTCCGGTGTCGGATCCGTCGATCGTCACGGACATCCAGAAGCTCGCGCGGTCAGAAGCGGAATGGACGAGCTTCAATGGTGATCCGCTGGTCAACCAGTTGGAGCTGCGTCGCCGGCGCATGGAGGCGCTTGGCGTCGACAACATCGGAGCGATGCTCACTGTCCCGCCGATGCCGCCCGATCCCAAGCTCGTGCTGGCCAAGATGGAGCAGGCGCGCAAGCTCATCGAGGCCACGGCGAAAGTGTCGCAGACGGCGGCTTTGGGCGCGATGCAGGCGGCGGATGCTGCGCTGGCATGTTTCCAGGCCGGGAGCATTGGCGACGCCGCCGTGCTCGCCCAGGTGGCGACGGAACTAGGGCAGGCTGCGGCCCTGACAATCGGAGAACTGAACAATGGCGATTCTGGACAGGGAAGCGTTCCAGCACTGGCGGGACAGCCCGCTAACGGCGGAGTTCCTTCAGCTGCTCCGCAAGCGCCACCAGCAATTGGGGGCAGCATGGGCGCGGGGGCTCCAGCTGGCTCCGGAGCAGCAAGCGACGGCGGTGCTGTTGGGGCAGCTGGCGGGGGTCAGCTTTGAGCACGATCCTGAGAATGGCCGCTTCGGCATCTTCGAGCTGTTCGAGATTGAACGCCCGGAGAGCGGGGAATGAATGTCTGGAAAGAGCTTTTTGGTTCACAGGGAGTAAGTGAGATGGACACGATTGAAGGCGTCGCCCAGAATGTTGAGCAGACCGTCGAGCACGCGGCTGAAACGGCCGTCGCCGACGTGAAGGCGGCATTCGTCGACACCGAAAAAGCTGTGCTTACGGTTCTGGGTCATGCCCATAACCTGTTGAGCGGTTTCAGCCTGACCGCTGAAGTTCAGACGGCCAGGACTGCCGTCGAGACTGCGATCATCAACTTCGCCAAGCACTTGGGTCAGTGATGCGCAGAAGCAAAGTTCCCGGTCCCAAGGCTGGCCCGAACGGTTCGTTCCCGATTGGCGACAAGAAGCACGCGCGCCTCGCAATCGGCGGCGCCACACGCTCCTACAACGCCGGGAACATCTCCAAGGGCGCCGAGAACAAGATCAAGGCGAAGGCTCGTGCCAAGCTGGGAAAGAAAGGCAAGTGAAGCCAGAACTTCATGTCCTTGACGCTGAACCAGTGACTCAGAGCACGGTCGACAAGCTCGAGGAGGCACTTGAGCTCGCCAAAAGCGGCGAGCTGTCATCCGTCGCAATCGCGTTCGTGTATCGCGACGGCCACAGCGGCGCGCGCTGGTCATACGCGCCAAGCCTCTCGTGTCTGATCGGGGCAATTGCCCGCTTGCAGCATGAAATTCTGGAGTTCGCAAACGCATGAACACGTCCGGCATCCATCCCCTCGACAACCGCGTCCTCGTGCTTCCCGATCCCGTTTCGGAGAAAATCGGATCGATCATCATCCCGGACGCTGAAAAGGAGCGCAACAAGTTCGCCCAGATGAAGGCCACGCTGATCGCCATTGGCGCGAACGCATGGAGCGAAGCAAGACGAGAATCCGCCGTGTTCGTGCCGCCGGTTCCAGGAGATCGCATTCTCATCAGCAAATACGGCGGCATCCTGCTGACCGGCGACGACGGAAAAGATTACCGCATCCTCAATGATGAGGACGTGACCGCTTTACTGCTCGGGGAGGGAGCAAATGGCTAGTGCAGCACTGAAAATCGACGGCGGAACGGAAATCCCCGGCGAGGAGGAGGGCGCGGCGTCCGCCGCCGCGGAGACTGGCGCACGCGATTACGAAGCGGAGGCATTGGAGCACGGCTGGCGCCCGCTTTCCGAGTTCAAGGGCGATCCCGCGCATTTCATCGACGCTGAGACGTTCATGAAGCGCGCGGACGAGATGATGCCTCTGTTGAAGGCGCAGCGCGATCGCCTGAAACGTGAAGTCGAACAGCTCAAGAAGGACTTCAAGCGCGCCAATGCGCACATGGAGGGCATCGAAAAGCGAGCCTATGAAAAGGCGCTCGCCGATCTCGAGGAAAAGCACAGGAACGCGGTAGAGGCCGGGGATCTGAAAGCCGCGACCGAGGCCGTGAAGGAAATTCGCGAACTGAAGCCAGCGGCAACCGTCGAGGAACGCAATCCCGCCGAGCTCAAGGCTCAAGCCGAAGAGGCGCTGGATGCCTTTCGCGAAGAAAACCCGTGGTACGACAAGGCCAATCTCGCCGGAGCGACGGAAACCGAGCAGCTGGGCCGCATCTACTGGGATCGGATGGTCGACCGCCATATCGATCTGACCAAGACGATGGCGCCAGCCGATTTCTTTGCTCACATCACCGATCTGACGAAGGAAAAATACCCGGCGCTGTTCGCCAAGGCGCCGCGAGAGAAGCCCGGAAGCGCTGTCGAGGGGGTTACTCGGGGGAAGGCCGGCGGCGCATCGAAAACATGGGATAATCTGCCGCCGGAAGCCAAGCGTTCGTTCGAGCGGATGCAGGGTCGTGGCCTCCTGGGCATCAAGCCTACCGGCGACAAGGAAAAGGATATGGCCGCATCGAGGGCTTACTATGCCAGAACTTTCGACTGGGAAGGATTCCAAGCATGAACACGCCACGCCGCCGCAGACTTCCCGCCATCCAGACAGAATCCGGCTCGTCCCCTACCGGATCGGGCGGGGAGCAATCCTCGCCCGTCACATCTGAAGCGAAGCCGATACGCCGGCGCAAGCGTGGATCGGTCGGCGGCTTTCATTCCAAGCTCGACGCGCCATTGCGCGCTGGCGAGACGAGGCGATGGGTCAACGACGATGGCAACCGTATTGCGGAATGTCGCGAACTAGGGTATGAGTTCGTTTCGGAAAAGGGCATCCAGACAGCCGATCCCGGTTCCCGTATTTCGCGCCTCGTAGGCACCAAGGCGAACGGCGAACCTCTCCACGCATATCTGATGGAAACCCCTGACGAGCTTTTTGCCGAGGGGCAATCCGAACGAGAAGCGTCCTGCCGGTTGATCGATGAAGCGATCACTGCCGGAAGGGATTCCACCGGTCGTATGGATGAACATCAATACGGCCAAGGTTCGATCAGGTCCGATCGCTGAAGGCCGCTGCGAAGCACCCTGAAGCGTCGGATTAGACGCAAAGGATGCTCCATTGTCGAACGTCAATGCTCCATTCGGCCTGCGTCCGGTCGGTCGGCTAGACGGCTCCCCCTACACGGCAGGAGCGCGCGTCTATTCGGTTCCCGCATCGGACGGCACGGCCATTTATGTCGGCGATCCCGTAAAGCTCGTCGGCACCGGCCAGATCATCAACGGCTCGCCGATGACGGACGTGGCCCGCGCCAATACCGGTGACACCATGGTCGGTGTCTGCATCGGCGCACTCCCCGATACCCGTGATTCAACGCAGTCCCGCGCCGCATCCACGCAGCGCCGGATCCTCGTCGCAGACGACCCGAGCCTCATTTTCGAGGTTCAGCAATCGAACTCGGGAACGGCCTTCTCGGTCAACGATATCGGGCTCAACTGCAACATCAACACATCGACGGCCGGCTCGGCGATCACGAGCCTGTCCGGCGTTGTTGCCGACAATGCTACCGGCGCCACCACCAACACTCTCGATCTCAAGATCGTCGGGGTTCTCGACGCGCCGGATAACGATGTCGGCTCCGCGGCGGGAACGGGTTCGCTCGCGAGCCGCCTGCTCGTGCGGATCAACCGCCACGCTTACGTCAACCAGAGCACGGGAGTCTAACCGATGGCCGTCATCAACACTGGCAATGCGGCCAAGCTCCTTTGGCCTGGCCTGAACGCCGTTTGGGGTCGCGATTACGAAGAGCACCCCAAGGAATGGACCGATCTGGTCGATGTCGAAACCTCCGACATGGCGTACGAGGAAGAGGTCGAGATGACCGGATTCGGCCTTGCCGCTGTGAAGCAGCAGGGTGCGCCGACCATCTACGACACCGAGAACCAGCAGACGGTGACGCGCTATACGCACGTCGCCTATGCGCTCGGCTTCATCGTCACGCAGGAAGAGATCGACGACAACCTGTACGAGAAGAAGGGCGTATCGCGCGCCCAGGCTCTGGCCTTCTCGTTCCGCCAGACCAAGGAGAACGTCGTCGCCAACATGTACAACCGGGCATTCAACAGCTCGTACACGTTCGGCGATGGCCAGTCCCTGATCTCGTCCTCTCACCCGTCCTTGACCGGTAGCCAGTCGAACACCCTCGCAGTGGCTGCCGACCTTTCGGAAGCGGCTCTCGAATCGCTCTGCATCAACATCATGAACGTCACGAACAATCGTGGCCTCAAGATCGGCCTGATGCCGGAGACGCTGCATATCCCGACCGCTCTTGCATTTGAGGCTCATCGCATCCTCAAGTCGATCCAGCAGTCGGGCACCGCGAATAACGACGTGAACGCGCTTCGTTCGATGAACGTGTTTCCGGGTGGAATTAAGGTCAACCACTACTTCAACGCGCCGACCGACTATTTCATCCGCACCAACGTCCCGCAGGGCCTCAAGGTGTTCCAGCGCAAGACTGCATCGTTCAGCCAGGACGGCGATTTCGACACCGGCAACCTCAAGTACAAGGGCTACGAGCGCTATTCGGTCGGTGCGACCGACTGGCGCGCCTTGTTCGGCGTGGTTGGTCCGTAAGCTGACATCACTGGCGGGAGATGGCCTCTCCCGCCACCCTTTCGGAGAACAATAAATGCCAGCTTCAAATCAGACCCTTCCCTCTCCGACCACGACCAACTTTCCCAACGGCATCCGGGTCGGCGGCGCTTCGGGCGGCATCATCAACGACGGCGCGATCTTCGTTCCTGGCAGCACCGCGACCGGTCTTACGGCCCACGCCGGCGGCGGCCAGGCGAGCGCGCTCCTGCTGACGGCCCAATATAACCGCGTCGATACGGTCGCGACGGCGGCTGATTCGGTGAAGCTTCCGCCTCCGTCCTACATCGGCCAGGAGATCGAGGTCGTGAACAACGCCGCGGTCAACTCGATGCAGGTGTTCGGCTCAGGCACCGATACGATCAACGGCGTCGCATCTGGCACGGGTGTCGCGCAGGCTGCCGGCAAGTTCGCGATGTACAAGGCGTCCAGCATTGGCACCGCCGCCGTCTGGCACCGCATTTTGAGCGCATAATGGCGCGCTCAAAGGATATCTCCAGCCTTTACCGGTTCATCCCGGCCAATGTCGGTGGCGGCGTTTTCGAAGAGTGCCGCGCCGTCGTCGCCACGGCCGCCGGAACGATCAACTGCGTCGATGCGGCGGGGAACAGCCTCACCGCTCTTCCGGTCGTGGTTGGGGTGAACCCGTATCAGCTGACCAACATTACCTCGCAATCGGCTGCGCTCGGCCTGTTCCTGGGGTATTAACCCATGAGGCGGGGCTGGACGGCCCAACCTCAGGCGATCGATGATCTCACTGGGTTCAAGGTCAACTACAAAGACCTGAAACGGCAGTGGGACGGCGCTTATTCGGTCGATCCCGACAAACGCAACCCGCAGGACATGATCCGCGCTCGGCCGGAGAACCCCAAGCTCGATCATGCGCGCCCGGAAGCAATCGATCGGTTTTTCGCCGACAACATCACGCTCGAGGATGGAATAACTCCGATCATCTGCGAGGACGGCACCGCCATGATGACCGAGGGTACACTTAACGGCGCTGGTCTATGACCGTCAGTGGCTCGACATCCTACGCGATGAACGCCGTCCAGATGATCGACAAGGCGTTCCATCGGCTCGGGAAGGCATCCGAAGGCGAGGCGATCTCGGCGCGGATGTACACCGATGGTCTTTCAAGCCTGAACCTCATTCTCAAGAGCAGGATCGGGACATCGGACCATCTCTCGCTTCGCACCGAGGGATCGCTTTCGCTTGTGGCGAACCAGGCAAGTTATGCTCTGACCGCGCCGTTGCGGATCACATCGGTCAGACGGCGCAATTCATCGGGCTACGACGTGCCGATGAACTCTTACTCGCGTGAAGAGTATTTCGACACTCCCAACAAGACCGCTTCGCCGTCGGTCCCGATCGCATGGTATCACGACCCTCAGGGGTCTTCGTCGACGCTCTACGTGTGGCCGGCGCCCGATAGTAATGCGGTCGCGGAATACACGCTTCAGTACACTTATCTGCGGCGCCCCGACGACATGGTTGGGTCTGCTGACTCGCTCGACATGCCGCAGGAGTGGATCGATCCCGTCATCTGGATGCTCGCCGATGATCTGGAGACCGAGTATCCTGTAAACGATCCCCGCCTTGCCATGAAGGTTGAGCGCAAGGCGGCTCAGGCGAAAGCAATCCTCGACAGCTGGGACACCGAAGGACAGTCGATTTACGTCCAGCCTGATCCGGGCTTCTAATGGCCGACATCAATCTTAAGCCATCGCTCGAGACTTCGCGAGGGCGCACCGGGCCGTGGGGCGGATCGCGCCTCATCAACGCTTTTGCCGAGCAATCCAATGGCGACAAGGCCGAACTCTATGCGGTCATGGCCATTCCCGGCCTCACCCAGTGGTCGAACATTGGAACTCTTCCCGTTCGCGGCGCTCATCAGATGGTCGGGAAGGTGTACGCAGTCGTCGGAACCACGCTTTACTCGGTCGCGTCAAATGGAACGGCCACGAGCCTCGCCACGATCCCCGGCACCAACCCTGTTCGTTTCGCAGATAACGGAACGCAGCTCGCGATCCACGATGGCGGGTCGACGGGTTATGTGTGGACCGGGACGGCTTTGGTTCAGCCGCTCAATCTCCCGGCGGTGTCGGATGTTGCTTTCATCGATGGGTACTTCGTCTGGACGGTCTATCAGTCGAGCCAGTTCGTGGTCTCCGGCCTTGGCGACGGAACAAGCTACGATCCGCTGGACGTGGCGTCCGTCGAGGGCGCGCCGGGCAATCTCACCGGTGTCATAAATGACCACCGCGAGCTCCTGTTCTTCAAGGGTGGGGATGGAGCCATTCCGTCGACCGAAATCTGGTACAACAGCGGCGCG